CCAACAATTTAGTTATTGCGCTGGAGGTTTATTCTATTGCTACTGGCATAGATGATAATGGCAAAGGCAGCTAACACAAGCAATAAACAAATTGAGACGCTGGCAGACCTGACACCTGACCCGCGCAACGCCCGCAAGCACAACCCGCGCAACGTAGGCATGCTGGAGAAGTCTCTCAACGAGGTTGGGGCTGCTCGCAGTATTGTTATAGACGAAAACGGCGTTGTGCTGGCGGGCAATGCAACCATCGAAGCCGCAGGGCGGGCAGGCATTGAGCGCGTGCAAGTGGTAGACGCGGACGGGGAAACAATCGTTGCAGTGCGCAGAACAGGGCTAACCCAAACGCAAAAAACAAGGTTGGCACTATACGATAACCGAACCGCAGAACTGGCAGATTGGGACGCAGACGTTATTGCAGACCTAATGGCAAACGAGCGTGCAATGCTGGATGGGCTATTTGAGAATAACGAATTATTAGAACTGATTGAAAATATAGACCAGACGGGCAGCGCAGACGCAGAACCGCAGATAGATAGAGCCGCAGAACTAAACGAGAAGTGGCAGGTAAAACCGCAAGACCTGTGGCGCATTGGTAACCATCGGCTGCTATGCGGCGATTGCACAGTGCGCGAGGATGTGCAGCGGGTTATGGGCGGGGAGAAGTGGGAGTTATTATTTACGTCTCCGCCTTATGGAGGCGGCAAAAACAGTGGTTATAAGCCTAATTATAACGGTGAACGAAAACAGTTTTATAACCATGATAGAGACGACATGACCCGCGACAAATGGATTAAGTTTTGTAATTTATGGTTGGTAGAAGCAGCAGAGGTAATATTAAATTCGCAGTGTCCCGCAATTGTTAATCTTATGTATACAGCTAATAATCGCGATGGTTACGGAGTAGTAATGTTTGCGGGAAGCCATCCATTTAAGGTTAGAGAAACTATTTGTTGGGATAAGGCAAAAGGTTTTCCAAGTGCGTCCAGTGGCATACTTTCGCGCAATTGGGAGTTAGTGTTTGTAATTTCAATTGCAGAAAAGTATCGAACTACGCAAGGCGACAACGAAGTAAGGTTTGCCAAATGGAAAACAGACGCTCATAATCAAACTGATACGCTTAAAGCTACATTTCCTTTAGAGTTACCAGCACAGGCTATTAAAGACTTTGGCGGCGAGAGTGTTTACGAGCCGTTTGCAGGAAGCGGCACAACGTTAGTTGCTAGTGAGAATTTACAGCGCAAATGTTTTGGAATAGAGATTAGCCCGAACTATTGCGCGGTAATATTAGAACGCATGCAAACCGCGTTTCCAGCGTTGGTAATTGAGCGCATAACATAGAATGCCAAAACGCAAACAAACGGCGAGCAAACCGCCAAAAGCAAAGTTGATTGGCGCAGGCAATAATGGTAACCTGCCGCCTGTTGAACACCGTTTCAAACTTGGAAACAAAGCCGCAGTTGGACACGGCAGACCGCGTACCATTGGAGAACTGCGCGAATATATCCAGCAGCTAGGCGAGCAGCCAAGCGGTTTGCCAGAACTTACAAGGCTTGATTTATTGTTGCGCCAAATGTATGCAAGCAAGAACGCGGGAGACCGCGCAAACGTTTTGAAATATGGTTGGGGCAATGTGCCGCAGCCAATAGGCGGAAGCGATGAGTTAGGACCGATACAAATAGAAGCAGTAGAGGCATATAGTTTTGACGCTGCAGTTGCCGCGATTGCGTTTAGACCAGACACAAATAGCACAGACTAAACAGAAAATCGTTACCGTTGCTATGGGGCGCAGGTGGGGCAAAACCACTATGGCAGGCGCACTAGCAATTAGCAGTGCATGCAAGGGCGGGATTGTTGCATGGGTTGCGCCTACGTATTCCAATAGCCGCCCGCTATGGCGGTTTGTAGAGCGCGTAATTACCAGCGAACCACGGGCGCAAGCCAGACGCGCAGAGCGCACAGTTGATTTTTATAACGGCGGCAGGCTTACAGTTTACAGCGCAGATAACGATATTAGTTTGCGCGGCGAAACATTTGACCTAGTGATTGTGGATGAGGCAGCCCGCATACGCGAGGAAACGTTTACCGATGTGCTGCTGCCTACGCTGGCAGATAGAGACGGGCGCATGTTTATTGTTTCTACTCCCAAAGGGCGCAATTGGTTTTGGCAGCAATTTATTGCAGGCATAGAGGCAAACAGTTATTGCGTTAGTTTTACAGCGCCAAGCGCGGCAAACCCAATGCCAAGCATACGCAACGCGGCAGAACTAGCCAAGCAAACGGTATCGGATAGAACCTACAGGCAGGAATGGTTAGCAGAGTTTGTAGACGATAACGCGGGCGTTTTCAAGGGCGTTAGGGAATGCATTAGAGACCATGCAACCGAGCCAGAACCCTACAAAAGCTATGTAATGGGGATAGATTGGGGCAGGGTAAACGATGCAACGGTATACACAATTATTTGCGTAGAGGATGCGCAGGTAGTTTGCATTGAGCGCATAACGCAAACCAGCTATGCAATACAATTGGAGCGGCTGCGGCGTTTGTGCGAATTGTGGAAACCTTATGATATACTTGCAGAGGCTAACAGTTTAGGCTCGCCATTAGTGGAAGCACTGCAGCAATTCGAGTTGCCAGTGCGGGCGTTTCAAACTACAGCCACAAGCAAGCCGCCGCTAATAGATGCACTAGCGCTGGCAATCGAGCGCAGGGATATTGGGCTAACAGACAATCATTTTTTGATAAGCGAATTGCAGGCATACCAAAGCGAGCGGCTAGTATCGGGTACAATCCGTTTTAGTGCGCCCGCAAACATGCATGACGATATGGTTATATCCTGCAGCCTCGCTTGGAAAGCTGCCAAGCTAGGCAGCAGATTGGTTTTATTTGAGGCGTAAGAATTGAGCTACACAAAAACCAAACTGTTTGACGCTGGCATTAGCAGCAAAAGCGTTATTGCTATTCCTGCTTGGGCGCAGCAGATGATAGACAATGGCGGCGAAGTAAATTCCACAGTAGACGCTTATAACAAAACTCCGCAGCTATACAGGGCGGTTCAAATGCGGGCAAACGCATTGGCGGCAATGCCATTTGTATTGCGCAAGAACGACAAACTAACCTCGTGGATATACCCGCAATCACTAAACAAAATCCTGTTTGAAATGGAAGCCTCGTTACTTGTAAGCGGTGCGGCTTACCTGCTAAAGATGCAACCCACAAACGGCGGCAAGCGCACAGTTGGGTTGCAAGTGCTAAACCCTACAACGATGCGCACAACCTACGACCACCGAACACGGGAAACCCTGTTTACCCAACAGATTAGAAACGAAACGTTTGGACCGTGGCAGGCAGACCGCTTGGTTTATATGCGCGAGTTTAGTTTTCAAGACGAAGTTGGCGCAGGCATTGCGCCTGCAAAGGTTGCGTTGCCTGCTGCCATTCTACGAATTGCAATGAGTGATTTTGCACACGGGTTTTTTAGCAGTGGCGGGCAGCCGCTAACCCTGCTAAGCATGCAGGGCAATCCCCCGCCACAGGAAATAGAACGCACTGAAAGGTTTTTCAAACGCACAATGCAAGGGGTACGCAACGCGTGGCGCGTGCTGGCAGTTAGAAGCGAGGTAACCGTTACGCCAATTACACCTGCCCTAAATACAATGGCAATGGAGGAATTGCAGACTGTTACAACGCGGGAGATTGCAAGCGCGTTTGGTATTCCTCTAAGCCTGCTAACCAGCGATAGCGCCAACTATGCAACGGCAATATCAGACCAGCGCATGTTTTACGAAAACACAATCAAAGCGCGGTTGCAGTTTTACGAGGATGCATTCAATACCCAACTGCTAAACGAAACGCAAACTACTATTCGGTTTACGCCCGAAAGCCTGAGCGTATACCAAGAGGACGAAGCAGAGCGCAGTAACGCATTGGTAAACCTAGTAAACGCTGGAATGCCATTGCGCGATGCAATGCTTATATTGGGCTATAGCGTAGAGGAAGTAACAGGCACAGATGCCACAGTAGAAACCATTAGCAACGATGCGCCCGTGGTTATTGCCAAAAGCAAGAAGCCCGCAACCGTTAGTTTGCAAGAGCAACTAGCAGACGAATACGCAAATGCAACCCACGTGCAACAGGTGAAAGCCGAACTAAAAACGTGGCAGCGCGTGGCGGCAAAATCCATTGAGCGCGGCAGGGAATTTGAATGCCTGCAAATACCGCCCGAATTGGAAACGTTTATAAAATCACACTTGCAGGAACCGAGCGCATATTTAGAACACGTATTTGAGGACGGGGTTATAAAAAGTTTGGTTTTACAGACCAAAGCAGAGAAAGCAGTTGCGGCAAAAGTGCGGGCGGTATTCAAGCAATACGGCAACCAGATAAAAGCAAAGGCAGCACGCGGGATAGTAGACCATGTAGCAGCCGATGAGATGTTTAGCACGCTGGCAAAAAGAATAACGCCCGTGCTAACCAATGTTTACACAACGCAAATACAGGCAACCGAAATAGAAACAGGCGTGCCGCTGGACACCGAGCGCTATAAAACTGCCGCGCAGGAATGGGCAGCGAAATATAGTTATGGGGAACTAAAACTTAACCTTACAGCCACAACCATAACCAACGTGCAACGCATGGTTAGTAAGCTAGTGCAAGACCCAACGCTTACGCCTGCAATGGTTGCGGCGGGTTTGTTTCCAACGTTTAGCGATTACCGCGTGGCAATGATTGCCACAACCGAAGTAACCAGAGCCAAGAGCGCAGCAGTAAACGGTTACTACGATGGGCTAACAGAGGATGGGTTAGACGTTGTGCGGCGTTTGTGCGAATTGTGGAAACCTTATGATATACTTGCAGAGGCTAACAGTTTAGGCTCGCCATTAGTGGAAGCACTGCAGCAATTTGAGTTGCCAGTGCGGGCGTTTCAAACTACAGCTACAAGCAAGCCGCCGCTAATAGATGCACTAGCGCTGGCAATCGAGCGCAGGGATATTGGGCTAACTGACAATCATTTTTTGATAAGCGAATTGCAGGCATACCAAAGCGAGCGGCTAGTATCGGGTACAATCCGTTTTAGT